AGCATTGAACGCTGTTCCTATTCCATCACCATCTACAGTAGTTGCAATCGTCAAATACTGTCCGTATGATATTCCAGTATACTGATTAGTTTTAGTTTGCGTGTTAGTAGTTGGAGATATAGCTAACTTTTTAGCAGACACATTAACAATTTCTCTACCACTAACATATGCTTTACCTGGAGCTACGACTGCGAATGACTCATTTCCTATTTGCTCTAAACTGATGTTCAATCCAGAAGTGACGTAGTTTCCAGACTCTTCGTATGTTCGTCTAGCTAAAGTGTCCTCGATAGAATTGAATTCTGTGTATTGTCTAAGTCGTACTGGCTTACCATTCTCATATCGAATGAGAGAGAAAAATTCAGTAGGCTCAGATGAAGATGAGTATGATACTAAAGTTGGTACCAATTGTAGTCTATCAGCGCCAGGAGCATTTTCATTGTTAAATCCAGATGCGTTGTCTAATAGACTTGAGTCTGCACTAGAGTTTATCAAGTTTTCTGTGACAGTGAATCCAACAGAAACTGTACCAGGAACATTAGAATATTTCGATACAATTATAAATTGATCATCAACGAATATAAAATGACCTTTCTGATATATAACGCCTTCATCGCAAGAGATGCCGAATGATTTACCAGCATGATTAGCAGCACTAGATACAGAGATAGTATCTACGATTGTTCCCGAACTATTCTTAATATCTAAGGTTTCACCTGCTATAAACTCTTTAACATCTACTAAAGAATCATTTTGTGTAGTAGTCGTATAGTTTATAAAGAATGTTTTTAGATCAGGGTCTTGAGTTTGAAATCCATTTTTACCCCTAATTATTTCAGCGACTAGACCAGAAGTTTGACCAGTGACAGTGAATGTAGTCTTGTCTCCAGTAGCGTTGCTGATTACCTCGTTATATATTGAAGGATCATTAAAGCCAGCCTGATCATTCAATTTCACAAAGTTTATATCATCTCTAGCAGTCAAGTTGATACCGCTAATTATGGTACCTTCTTTATATACGTTAGATCCAAATCTCTCAACTTGCTTCTGTAGAATAGTTTGAAGTTGAGTTAATTCTCTAGCCTGCACTGCCTTTGCCGGTTTAAACAAAACCTTATTGAATTGTTTAGTCTCGTCAAAATCATCGTAGTACGGATTAACGCTTAAGTCTGTATTAATTCCCATGGATTACACTCTTTCCTTAAAAGTCGAATATGAACTTTATTTTTTCTTTACGTGTTACTGTTCTTTCTATAGGATCAAAATCCATGAAGTGAAGAAGATCTCCACTAAATTCCTCATATGATCCGTAATCTATTACATCATTTGTATTTATAATGTCTGCACCAACATTGAAAGATGTAAGTGTAGATTTAATTTGTATTGGTCCAAAATGCAACTTACTCTCAAACCCACCTCTGTAGTCTACGAGTTTAACTTTAGTATTACTACCCTCGACTATAGATTCGTGTATCTTAGCGACAACGGTCTCTTCTTTTGGTGCGCCAGTTAGTGCTAGAATCGCTTGACTTACTGTGCCTCTTTTATTAGGATTACTCGATTGCCAAGTGGACACTCCACTACCAGCAGTAAATCTACTTCCTAAGATAGGAACTGTACTACTGTCTCCCGAATCATTTGCTGTCCAACCCAAAGCTATCCAATCAGTAGCTGTCATCTCTTCTGTTGGATAAACCGCTCCGGCAACAGAAGTGTTTCCTAATCCTGTGATAACACAATTATCACCATTTTTTATGTCTCGAACGTCAACAGTAGATATGAATTGTGTGACAAAAGATCCAGCAGGATAGCTAGTTGCCTTATCGTTATGTCCTGTAAATGTTATCACAGTTCGATTATCGAAAGATGCTGGAAAAGTGGTTGTAGAGAATGTGGGATTCTTAACTAATCCAACTTTAGTGTAATAGTTAGAGTCTGGTATAGTCGTAGATTCTCCATTGAAATCTGTCAATACAGCAAGCTTACTCATTGCCATTTCAGTGACAAGATCGAATCCATGTCCACCTTTAGGAGAAACTATAACTCTCAGATTACTTACTCCTGGAGAAGATATGCTTTCAGGATAAACAACTTCTGCTGTCGCAAATTTATACTTTGATCCCCTGTCTGTAAAGGCTATCTTATTTAATGTTCCTATAGTATCTAAGATTCCGTAAGCTAGACACTCAGTTCCACCTAAGTCAGGTTGACTGACCTTTATCTTCACTACCAATTGACAAGCGGTTGCTCCACTATCTGGCAATATAGTATCTGTAGTCTCAATGCGTAACTTGAGATCACTATTAGATTCTTTTGTAGAGCCTATAACATCATATAGCTTACCACTAGGAGATTTTAAATACATTCCCTTATAAGCATCTTCGGCAGAAGATAGTGTTAATGTAGAGCTTCTCCTAACAATAACATCCTTATATCTATTTGAACTATCAGTAAAGATCTCAGATACGAATGTCACATCAGAGCCATCTATCAAACTAGTTGCTGCTCCGAATAAGAACTCGCTGAACTGTCCACTTTGAGCGGATTCAATTTTAATTTTAGATACAGATTCTTTAGCGGCAGCTATAACATTTAAATCTCCATATGCTGGATAAGGCAATGGAAGACTATCAGATGTTTTGTATATGTTAACTTCGGCATCTGTCACTTTAAAAAGATATTTCCAAACATAACCATCGTCATTAGTTATAGACTCGTAACTGGTTAAGTCTATATCAGAGTATACTGGAGGTGCAGTCGATGCAGCATTAAGGTTGTTATCTAAGCACTTGTAAACAAAGTAGTTACCTTGACCATCTTTCACTGTTACGATAGTATTACTAGTGCTTATGTCTTGAGTGTCATCAAAGTCATCATACACTGTTCCTGATACCCAATCGTTTATTGAAAACATGTATCTAACATCAACATCGGATACTTTATTACCAAAAATAACTCTTCTTTGAAACTCTCTTTTTTCTTTTTGAGTATTTGATATGACAGTAACAGGATCGACTGTTGATGCCATAATGTAATAGTTTCCTTCTGGTCTAAGAGTACTTAACTGAGTATCAACGAAAGCCCTAATCGCATCTTTATTAGTATCGGTTAAACTCAAACTAGCAGTCACATCATAATTCGCTAGAAGGGTACTAAAGTTAGCGCCTAATGTAGGATTAAGATTCTTAAACGATGTGAATAGCTCGTTAGTATTCTCTACTCTAAAATTCTCTGTAATTACCTTTGTCATCTTTTATCTCTTTAAGTGATTGTTACTGATCTTTGTGCTTTTGTACTTGGTCCTATGATATATGGATAAGTAGCTGTCACAAAGTATGCGTATGTTCCATTGGGAAAATCTGGAGTAACGCAAAATCTTCCGTTGTGTTCGTCTAAAGTTCCACTTGAATCAGAAAAAACGTAGTCTTGTATAAACGAGCCAGACTCTTGCTGTGCGTATGTATAGACTCTACCTGCCGCCGGCTCTGCTCTAGCGACATACGAGCTGGTCATATTAGTAGTTCCACTAGACCTGTCATTAGCTGTATTGTAGCCTTTAGGACCATAAATTGGATAGCCGTCAAATGCCATACCTACAATCTTTGAGTGTCCGTCTGGATGAGTTAGACCAGTTGTTCCGTAATATGAACCGGATGCAGTGAATATACTATCCCAAGCACCATTTAAAAAGTTTCCTGATCTATAACAATATATATCTGTGACGGTATCACTATTATCAATAGGTTTACCACTTGCATTATCGAGATTAAAACTGTTAGCTCTCTTTACTACATCCCAGTTAAACCCTAACGGAGCAGTAATGCTGGGTGCACTTCCCATAAGAGGAATGTCTCTTGTTGCAGCCGAAAGTATTAACACTCCGTTTGAGGCAATACCAACTGCATGACCCAATAGCGTAGAGAGCGTTTCTGGAGAAGCGATTTGGCTATTATATGTTAACTCTGATAATGTGCTTATAAGAGTGTGATTGGATGCTCCGTCAGTTGCCGCGTTGATTGTCGTTGTCGTGAAGTCCTGTCTACCTAATATAAGTCCAGACGTAGCTAACAACAGTGTGCTGTATAGTGCTATGGTATTAACGTCAAGCACTTTAACGAAATATTTGTTGCCGTTTATAAGTGGAGATAATGCAGTTGATCCTGCAGTATATGTCACTTCAGTTAAGTCTCGAAATCCGTGACCAGTTATTGTTATTCTATCAAACTGTTCATCAACAACACTACTGCTGCCACCGTCAAACTGTTTAGCTGTTTGTAATGCAGTAGATATGGCAACATCCTCTGTAGTCTTCAGTGTGAATCCTGTCACATTAGGAGATGTTCCGGTAACTGCGCTTACTAAGTAAACGTTTCCTGTAGACTGTGTACCAACATAGCCTACTATTGAAGCAGTGTTTCCAAGTAGACCGCTAATGGCTACTCTATCTCCAACTTTAAGCGTAGTCGCTGTACAAGTAAATGCACCAGACGAGCCAATTGTAATTCCTGATATGATTGATCCCGCGCTATACGATTTAGGGAAAGTTACATCTTGAGGATTATCTACAACGGTTTCTCCACCTCTATACGTGAAAACATATTGTTTGCTCACATCAGATATACTTCTTAGATCTGAGAATGTTCTGGCTTGAATGCCATCATTCACGAAGTTGTTTCCAGCTTTTGCTGGATACGGATCGTGATCTGTTGTGAATGTAACTGTTGACATATTCTTCCTTAACTCACTGAATTTATGTATGCTGGAATATCACCAGTAACTGGTGAGCCTTCTGACCAAACTCTCCAACTGAATAATGTTGTATCTGTTCCATTTACCGGTAGAGTTCCTCTGAACACTAGAGTCACTTTGGTTATACTACTTCTATTTATTAACGTATTTTTCATGTCTAACGTAGCAGTTTTTATGTACTCAGGATTCGTACTGACGTAAGCTGGCAGAACAACAAACGGAGAAGCTAGTGTTGTTGTTCCGTCAGTAACTTCTATGCCGAACTCCCATCCAGGAGTACTATCTCTAGTAGATACGTTAATAGACAATGTATCATATCCTATCCAGTTTTTTCTATCTCCATGTGACGTAAAGTCTATGTCTACTCTATCCTCAAATGTGCCTGGATCGTTCGCGGAAGAAAAGTTTGTGAATCCTACAATTGAGTTGTAGCCATTTGAGACATCGAAGACACTTGAAAATAATGTATGTGCTGTTGCTGGATCGTATACTGTACTTGCCACTCCATTAGAGGATGCACTTGTTCTAGTGCTTCTACTAGCCTCGTCTGATACACCAACTTCATAAGCAGATGACAATTCAGTGAAACTAAGCTCTCTATTCCTAGTAGACGTATTGGGAATATTAACTATTCCGCCCATATATACATCGTCAACTAAAGGAGTATATGTTAGTCCAGTGGGGGTACCAGTGCTTGTAGTCAAAGCTACACCAGAAGTAGTCTTAAGAGTAAATCCTGTTATGCTAGGAGATGTTCCCGTTATTGCAGTGATTATATAGGTAGTAGGATTCGAATATCCGGTAATTGAACCAGTACCGCCATAAGTTCCAGAAATTGCTATCTTCTGACCCACTGCTAATGCGGCTGCATCGCAGGTAAATTGACCAGTAGTTCCACCTATGACCACAGTCGTTAACGGTGTGCTAGTAGAAGATGTCAATAAGAGATCTTGAGTTGTAGACATGGGAGTAATATCTAATTGCGAATTGCTATTAGTTGAAGTCGCTACAGCACCATTAGCCAAAGTCTTCAACGTTAATCCGGTTCTTAATCCTTCAGTTCCTCCAGACACACTAGATGTATCATATAGTTCACCACTCTCAAAGGTAAGACCAGTTGTTGTTCCAGCTACACTGCCTATTGGAGTAATTCTAGTATAGTCTACTATACTTATAATACCTAAAGTGAATCCAATCACACTGCCGGCAGATCCAGATACAGCGTTGACTCTGTATATGCCTGTGCCACCAGATATATCTCCAGTTCCGCTTAGTGTGCCAGTTTCTGTTATTCGTATAACTTGCCCTACAACTAATGTGGTAGCATCACAAGTAAACTCTCCGGCTGTTCCTGATACCTGAACATTACTTATAGTAGCGCCAGTATATCCTGTGATACTAGCACCGTTAGTTGCTCCAGTAACTGCGACTCTAAAACTAGTAGATATGTCGTAAGCTGCAAAACTTATAGTGCCGGTACTATTCGTGAAATTCACAGTACTTAATGGAGTGGACAAAACAACCGGACTATCTTGTTGTTCAAAGATAAACGTCTTCGAGTAGAAAGCATCCATAGCAGAATCTATATCTATGTCCAATGACTCTGTGGAGCCCACTAGAGAAGAGCTGAACAGCTTTGTTCCTGCTACACCAGCAACTTCTTTGATCAGTCCAGAATATCTATCTTTTTCTACAGAAGACGATATATCATAAGAGTATTCTTGATAGTAGTCATTGTCGGCAAGTCTTTTAGTTGAGTCACTCAAAAACGATGTAGACGATTTCCAAGCGCCTTCAGTTTTGCCTGTACCTAAAGATCGAACTGTCGCTTTCGCTACAACCGTTCCGTAAGATGCGCTAACAAGTTCATCATTAATTATATCTACTATTTCTCGATCAGCAAATTTATATCCAGTATTCTCTACTTTAACTTTAGATATTTGACCAGTTGAATACGTAGCTTCTCCTTGTATCGTAGCATTCCCACCCATTGGTCTAGAATCTGGATCTCTTGCGATTGCAGTAATACCAATAGTTTTACCACTGTCTGTTTTCGCATCAATAGACTCATCGAAATCGTAAAAGCTCATCTGTCTAAAGTGAAAATTATTACCAGCTCTTTTCAAAAACTTAGCTTTTGCTGTATATGGTATTGTGTTGCCGCCACTCTGCGACAATGTAGGGACACTAGGATAAGAGCCGCCACTTTTTTGTACGATAATTGTAGTTATATCTACATTCAATATATTCTCTAATTGTATTTCTTGTGTTACTAAATCACCTACACTAAAATCTAATGATGATATTTCATTAGGATCAAAACTGAATACTATATCTCTTTTATCGAACTTAAGTATACTAGAATTCTCTATATTAGAAAACACATCATTCGTATAGTTTAGACCTTCTTTTGTAATCAGGCTATCAATAGATCCTATGGTCAGTGTGATAGGTGTAAAAGCATCTCTCAGTGTAGTACCTAAACTTTCAGATCCTTCTCCAGACATACCGTAATCATCATCATCACCAAAGCCATCTATACCACCAGTTGTCGGAACTTGATTCAACACTACTCCAGCAAAGTCGCCAACCTGATCTATGATAAGTGTCACAGTCTCTGAGTCTTTGATGCTTCCTATTGTATAGCTCGCTGATACATTATAACTAGAAGTCGAATTGAAAGTTATTTCATCGCTAGAATGATTAACAACAAAGCTTGATTTTTGAGCAGTTGATAGTGTTGTGAATTGATCGAATATGCCAAGCTCAGGCAAAGCAATTGTCTCAAGATATTTTTTCTGTGTAGCAGTTAAACTTCCTAATACGCCTGCATTATCAGATGGATAACTAGCGTTCTCGACATACAGAAAGTAAGCATCTAATACACCGATAGCGGCAGCGTTTATAGATCCAGCTGCTGCAAGATCGCCGACTATTCTAGTGCCGGTTAGTCTATGACTGCCTGTAGCATTATTAATAGTAGTTGTCGTGAAGTTCTGTCTACCCGTTGAACCGCCACTAGTAGCATTGGCTAAACTGTTATATAATGATACAGTGTTATCGCTATTGACTTTGATAAAATATGAATTGCCGTCCACAAGAGGAGATAAAGCAGTTCCAGTAGCTGTGTAAGTCACTGTACCTAGATCAACAAATCCGTGTAGTGGGATTGTTATTTGATCAGTACTTGCAGCCACTATAGTTGTAGACGAATCAAAGTCATTTTGGATAGAGACTGTTTTAGTGTAAGCATTCTCTACTTCAGGCAAAAGAGGCTTATCTACGCTAACAATTCTAGCTAATTCTGTCTTTAATATATTCGAGCCAATGCCAACACCAGATGTGTAAGATTTATTCAACTGCGTAATACGGTTATTCGTATCAGCCGCACTAAGCGATGTTGCTTGAGTCTTGACATATAAGAGTGGATGAGCATATGCAATGACAACAGCAGATCCAGTCATGCCGCTAGCGACTGCGACACTACTATCATTATTCAGTATGTTCTGCTTATATGTCGTGACAATATCGCCAATTTTAATATTCTGAGTAACCGTACCACCTACTATCAATACTTGATTACTTATGCCGATACTATTCGATGCGCTGCTTGTAAGTGGATCAGCATATCCGAATCCACCGTCTACTACACTAAATGATATTGTACCGGTTTCAGCCGTTGATATTTCAGTCACTAATCCGCTAGCGCCTATACCACCAGCAGATGAACTAATCTTTATCTTATCGCCCACTTTCTGATTAGGCAAACGACCCAGATTATTAATAGCGACATTACTCACACTACCCCTGACCAGCTTACCGATAATTGTAGAAACAGTGTCACGAGTTCTTGTTAAAGAATCATCTGAAGTAAAGCTGCCGGAAAGATTCGATAGATAGACGATCGGACACAATGAGCCCGAGAAGTTTACAAAGAGTATCTCATCAACAAAAGCACTAGCAAGCGATACACTGCCGACTAACTTATCGCCTTTCTTAACGGGATAACCATCACTTGTGAATACTGGATACATCTCAAGATATGCATCGCCGCCAAATATCGAATCAGACGGTCTTAATATAGAGCCACTCGGATAGAACACTTCGATGTCTTCATCAAAGAACAAACGAAAGACAAGCTCTAATGCTTCTTGAGTACCCTTTCTCTTGTATATGTCAGTAATATGCTTAACGATAAATCGTGTATCAACGACAGTATCAATAGGCAAATCGGATAGATACTTCTTCTTATAATAGATAAGAAATGTAGTGAGCGTAGTATCAATATCCTTCAGCTTCGGAATATCTCTATCCATCTTCGCATCAAGATGTTGATAATATGCTTCAATAAAGTCTACAAGAAAACTCCCCTCTTCCCTATAGATACTAGGAAATTGAGAAGCAATATTAGAATAGATATTATTATTTAAGTCAAGACTCATATATTATACTGCCAGTGGTGTAGCTGTTACTGTTACGTCTTCTGATCGTATAGTAATGATACGATCTTTTGGTGGCTTAATATCTTTATTCAAAGTAGATGCAGTAATCTTGATCGCATTCCCCACATATGAATCAATACTCAAGCTAGTCAATTTGACAATTCCCGTTGCATAGTTCACTGTACCAACTGAAGACTTAAACACTGTTGGTGTATCAGTCCCGTCAGTCACAAGCATTATGTTACCAAGACCATCATCTTTCAATGTCACTGCTGAACCATCTACTGTGAACTGAGAAGAAGAGATCGCGGGCTTAAACGATGTGAATCCTGTTATAGCGTCAAACGCATATGGTGTATTAAGAACAGACTCAAACGTAAAAGACGGATTACTTATAGCCCCAATAGTGGGGACATACTCAATGATCGGCTTAGATGTAATGTCAGTACTTTGTATAGACACATCAAGCGCATCGAGTGTAGCCGCTAGATTAGACTGAAGTAGTGTTCTATTAAAGTCATTAAGATTAGTATTCTGATAAGAGAGTATAGCAGCCGCTACTTCAGACTGTATCTGAGAAGAAGACTTAGTGGTCAAGTTACTATCGTAGGATACAGATACAACAACTTCTACTTGCATGAACTTAGCAGATAAGAAGATTGGCTCAATAGTAAGCGGAGTCTTATCTTTAAGATAGTTCTTGAAGTTAGCAATCTCATAATCAGCAGCACCCTCACCACCAGTAACATCAACTGAGATGATAACTTTTCCGAATTGTGGTGGATCTACTTCATCACCACCGTATACTGATATAGCTTCTATATTTGGAAATCTAGCTCGCAACAGAGTCTCGTAATCTCTTTTTGTAATCGCTCGCTCTTGTACTTGAAGAGCCTTTGGAGCAAAAGTTCTGATCGATTCTATGTCTTCGCTTTGTGAACCGCCAGAAGAGATAGAGTCCAATACTACAGATATAGAAGACGCGCCGCCGAAAGAGCCTAGCGTCAATGAATTCACGCCGTTCGCATCAGGTCCGGCACTTATTCTATACGATGCTGCGATAGAGTCAGTGATCGTTGGCTGTATGCCAAATTTATTTTGACCGAATTGTATGCTATAATTTCCATCATTCTCTGGCTGGAGATAGAACACTTTGTCGTTTGCGCCAACGCCAAAAATATCAGTCTTGTATACATACGATTCGCCGTTCACTACAACATCAAGACTTCTAGTGTCTATGTTAGGATTCGATAGCGTAGTACTCTCAGAAGAAATCAATTCTGTCAACATACGACCTTCATATAAGTCTACATTAGTTACGATGTATTGTGTAGAGTTAGAAGATGAGCGTGTCGCTACTTGAACTTTATCTGTGATGAACGTATACGTCTTGTTTCCACATCGCCCTATAAAAGCTGTGTGTTTCGGTATCGTGAAGAAGTTGCTTGGTCCAGCCTCTAGTGTAGCTGCTGTGACAACTATCGACACTCGTACAGAAGATGATCTACGGCTAGTTGGTAAATAGTTAAGTTCTTTAGCATGAGACAATACGCTGTTACGTTGTGATGCCGAATCTAGAAACATCTCACTAATCGCCATGTTATAATAGTAGTTGCTATAGAAAGAGTTATATGATAGTACGTCAAGAAGTACGTTCATATTAGACCCCTCGTAGTCAAAGTCTTTGAATCGACTCTGACTTCTTAGAAACGTCTTTAGCTCTTCTTTAGTTTGAGAGAAGTCTAAGTTTGTAATCGGTGTTATCTTTGTCGCCATGACTATCTTATCCTACTGAGATCGATTGTGAGTGATGATGTATTAGTGGTATTTATGACGCTGAATACTATTCTTACACTGAGATCATTATTGTCAATGTTTCCAACTACTTCTATGTCACGAACATTACATCTTGGCTCGTATGTGCGTATAGTACGCTTGATATTCTCTTCTAGTATAATGATGACATCTGGTGTCATGTTCTCGAAGAGTGAGCCGCGTATGTCACAGCCGATATTTGGCTGAAACAGTCTTTCGCCTCTGTCTGTGCTGATAAGATTCTTGATAGACTCTTTAACACTGTTCTCGTTAATCACACGAGCAATCTCTGTTCTACCAGGAATCTGATCAAGATTCTTAGTAAAGTCAGAGAAAAATTCTTGTGCTGTAGTACGCGGCGTTAATGACATATTTTGTGTGACTCCTTATACTCATATTTATGAGTTTCTGTTAAGAGCATCATAGTGCGTTATATGATCTCTTCTTAATCTTATCTACAGTATCAGTTACTGGCTCGTCTACTACTGCATTGACTACACCAGTGTATGATAAGTCTTGTGCAATAACGGCTTCTTGTAGAGGGATTATTCTAGCTTTTCTGTGATCATCGCAATCATGCATAGTAGCAAGTCTCTCATATTTAACTAGCTCTTCGCCACTGAACTGCTCACTCGTCTTAATATCAATCCCGTCTTGACCAGCGACCCATGATCTTCTAGCGCCAGTGTCTATATGAATATACGTATTATAGATCCCGATACCAGTGAAGCCACTCTTACTAGCAGCTTTTACTGTACGCTCTCTGTTCTTCGCAGTCACACTAATGTCTATAGCATATGGTGTCAAGTGTATATGATTTGATCGACCACCCATATCTGCTGTAGTACTCGTTTTCTCTTTGACGCCATGTAGTACTGTGTATGTATTTCCGGTCTGCTTCTGTACTCGAAGTAACTTAGCCCATATAGACACATCTACATTAGACCATTCAGCTAATAACGGATCACTAAACGTACTACTATCAAAACTCAATGAGTCTTTAACGTTACTTGCTGCGTCACTAGCAGCAGATATTGCTGTGCTCGTAACGCTGGATGCCGTATCTAACGTCTTTGATATAAGACTTGATGAGTTCGTTGATTTATCGTATATCTCTGTCTCTTCAAGTGTGATGATTCCAGTATCTGCATCTACTCGCTCTATAAGCTGAGAAGTGTTAACACTCTCCGGAATGCCTGGTATGCTCTCTGGTGCGCTTGTAGCGCTAGTCAATGTACTGATAGCATCTTCACGAGCAGAAGTGATCGTTGTAGTCAAAGAAGAAGAATCTCTACTAGCAAACAATATCTTGTCTGTCAACCCTTTATTCGTAATAGAAGCTATGATCTCTATCTCTTCAGCAGTCGGACATGGATCTGTTAAGTGCTCATCTGTAAGATCTGTGCTGTATGTCTTAATGACATCTTCTCTAGTCTTCTTAACTATCGCAGGATCTATGCGTGTTGCACCGTTATCTACTGCTTTCTTTATGTTTCTCTTTGATACAATTCCCAGTACTTTAGCTTCTACAGCAATCGCTTCAGCAGCTCTTAATAAGTCTTTACTTGGACCCATGAGAAGATCTTGTAGCAACTCAGTAAACTGGCATAGTCTATACATCAGTAATGCTAGATTCTCTATGCTCGTTCTTTCAAATTGGACTGTTATGTTAGTAAAGAACTCTTTGACTCTATCTTTGAATGATTCCATGTTAGCATCAGAGAAGTGACTCTTCACTTCAGAGATTTCTCTGTTAAGCTTCTTAAATAATGCTTTACTGGCACAGCCCATTGCTTTCAATTGCGGGATTATAGAATTAATAGCTTTTAATATTTCTAGCTTGACTTTCTCAATCAATTGCTCTATAATAGCTTCTACTTTAGCAAGAAGAGCTGATAACTGTAGCTTTCCAGCTATAGTGCTCGCAAGCTTTACTGGATCTAAGTCTAATGACTTTATATCTGCTAATAGCTTCTGTCCGGTATCAATCATATCGAATATTAAAGATAAGCCAGTCAGTAGTTCACCAAATGCAGCACACTGACCACCACTGATCGAAGCACCGAGATTCTCTTCATAGAAGAAGTTAAGATCACTGGCTAACGAAGCTAACGAACTGTTCATCCCGATAGTCGGTGAATACGTATTCAATGACTCTAGTAATATGTCTACGTCTACGCTATTCTTAAGGACGTAATCAGCAATCTCTACAAACGTTAATGGAAACTGCTCGTACTTATTCTTCAATGTCGGAAATGCGGTCAGATCTTCTTGACCGAGTACAGCATTTAACTTATTCGTTATAGAAACCACGCTGTCTCTGTTGACTTTATCGAGTGGATTCTCTTGGTCTATGAGTGTCGAGAAGTCAGTGAGACCAGTGAAGATCGCACTGCTTGGAGTCAGAGCTGAAGAATCAAATCTTGACGCAAATGGGCTAGTACTAGTACATTCTATTGACATTTATTTTCACTCTTTTTGAATATTTTGCTTGACACAACGTAGCTGCCTGGTGTATAATAGTAGTATCAGCACCAGTAGGTACTATAAGTTTATGAATCTTTTTAAGTATTTCTGTTGACAACGGGATTGTTTGCTGTATAATAGAAGATACAAGCTCAATCGGCATGATATATTTATCAATCATTCTGACTATCTCCAGTACCCATAGTAGAAGTAATAAAGTCTCTTACTCTAGTAGTGACTGGATTCATCACTGCTTGAAGTGCTGGGAGTGTTGGTGGCTTGACAACTGTCGCATTTTCTGTTATACACTCTAACGTAATCGGTAATGCGACTGGAGCTGCTTGTACGTTTCTAAGCGATTGAATAGAAGCTGTAGTGATTACTGACGTATCTGCTGTCAACATCCCCAGATTGACTAGTAAGCCGTCTACTGAAGTAACTCCAAGTGCTGACATATTCAGCGTTAATCCAGCTCTGACATCAACTGCTCCAGTGGATACTACTTGTGTTTTCAATAAGCTCGATATATTCGTTGCAATCCCACTATGAACGTTGACAATACCGGTATCAGATGTTACACTGACAAGTACTGGCGAATGAATCTCTATCCCCTTAAAGCCAAGATCTTTATATGGGACTGTCTGTGCTGTTGTAGCAAGTGGACCGGCTGGTGGTGGAACACTATAAGCCGGAATTCCGTTAGACGCTATCTTAGTATAAGTGTTACTTAACATGTTGGTCTTATATGAATCAACATGAAAGTCTCCCATAGTAGCTTTGATATAGAAACCACCGCCGTTTGCGAAAGTTCCGGTCTTACACTTAATGTTATTCATAGACACTAAGTTTATGTCATCGCTCGTTGCTTGCATTCCAATACCACCAGCACTCATATTGATCTTAGCACCGGCATTAAGATTAATCTGATTAGATGCTTTTACATTAAAGTTTCGACATTCAATGTCAAGATCACCGGCTATCGTTATCTTACCAGATCCCTTTTCTATTTTAAGTGTGTAGTCTTCTTGTATATTAGTATGCTGAGACCCCTTGACAAACGTAGATTGTACACCTTCTGTACTAGTATAACTATCAGAGAATGATTTCACGAAGATAGTCCCATTCGGATCTATCTGAAACACTGAGCCTGAACTGTGAGATATTAACATTGTGCCAAATCCATCACTGTTCATTCCGTCACCGATTACAACAAAGTTATCTCCGTTCTTGCTCTGTATAACTCTAGTATCACGATTGTTCTCGGGCATAGCAATTGGTGGCTCATCAAACGTTGTATTGTCTGCTTGCTTTATGTTGTTTCTCTTATACGAAGACTGAAGAGTCGCTTGACCAATATCAGCCCCTTCTCCAGTATTGTATCTGTGCATCTCTGGTGCACCATACTTGTGTATAGATTCTGGGGGAATATAGCCGTCTTCACCAGGCTCACCAGACTCTGCTGGAAAAGAGAAGTTCATTCCGGGTAATCGACCCATGATGATCGGCTGCTGTGCGTCTCGTCCGTCTATAAAGAAACCAAAGACAAATTCGCCGACTGCTGGGATGATTGGTGCTAAGCCGTAAGTCCCGTCTAGTACTGTAGCCCATGGGAGATGATCAGTCGGGACATCATCTTCACCAGTCGCCCCCTTTTTAGCAGGATGTATCCCAAATGCTCGTACTCTCACTCTACCGGAGTTAGTCATATCATCAGAGTCTTCAACAACTCCAACAAAGTGTAGCATGTTATTAAAACCACTCATGAATCAAATTCCTTTAGAATATTTGTTGACAATCTGCCAATTTGTGATATAATAGAAGTAGCAACTCGAAAAGGCGTCAACTCAATCATTTAGCTAATCCACCTTTCGTAATAATCAATGTTTGTTTATAGTCATCACCAGCAAAGCTATGACCTATAGAAGTCACAAGATACTTACCAGATCTCTCATGGTCAACTTCTCTTGTAGAAGCCACTGTAGTACTAAACTTATATAGATCAAGATCAATAACATCACCGGGATATAGATGTATTCTTCCAAAGATCTCTATGCTAAATGCGTTTCTGTTCATATGATAATCAACTATAGGCTTAGTAGTATAGTTCTCATAGAAGTGTTGATATGGCTTGCGTTGAGCGTTTTGCCCCTCATTCATGCCGATCTGCGGAAAGTCTGTCATCAGAACAGTCTCGGGTGCATTCGTAGTCGAAAGAAAAGAGTTGACAAAGTCCTTCGAATGTGTTAGCTTCAATTCAGATGGCGCTTCGAAGTCTTCAAACTCAGCGGCATAGTCAAACGTTCGAGTGATTCTTGTACGGTGTGCAATGTCTAGCTCAGTGATAGTTCTACGATAACCACCGTTCTTTATATCAGCGAATGTATCAACTTTGGTACCGTACTCAATGGTCGCTACGGACTGCTGTGCTCTCTGCTGACCGTCACCTGTGTTGTTATCTACAGTGCTATACATAAAGATTAATCGATTCCTGGCATTCTCTGAAATCCCTTCAAAATCGACTTTATTTTTGATTAACCACTCATGCGTACAAAAGTAATATCTATCTCTTGTCTCAAAGAATTTAAATAGCGATGATTTACTCTCGTTGCTATACGCTCTTCTAGATAAAAACTGCATAGCGCTATCTGGTCTTAGATTTGGTATCACTAATGTCTGTTCACCAGTGGTTTCTTCTACTATAAGTTCTTTATCTATCTCTTTATTACCAGTTAGAAAGTAACTATCATAGACTTCTTTAACTATATCTGATATTTTAGCATTGGCATATGACTTTCTTACTTCTCTTTGATCAGAAAATAGCTTTTGTTGTGAGCAGAATTTGATTGTATATGACATCATACGATCATTTATACCAGGTGATGGCTTAACGTCTTCTATAGCGTATATAAAGAAGTGTGAAGTTACTATATCTCCGTAGAAGTCTTCATACGTTATGATACATTCTTCTTCTCCGATCATCGGGACGTCTTCTAGAAGATTATCACTCTCGCTTATTACTGCTGATCCTTGAATAAATGGACTATTCATACTCTCGCTTATCGACCAGTGAGTAATAGTGTTATTGACTTCAACAAAGCCTGGCATAGAGCCGTCAGTTCTCTGTTGACTTGCAAGAAGTGGTCGTATTTTAAAGCTCTTTAGTACATAAAAGCCTGCATTTGTTAGCTTATTACTCATTGATTATAGTCTTCAGTTGGTCTTTGATAGTCGATAGAAATCCCTTATTGATTAATACTATTTCTTTTCTTGATTCATTTAATTCTACTTCATAATCATACGCTCGAACAGCATAGAACTCTGGTAATGGTGTATTAAAGTATGATGCTCGATTTAATTTAATTGTCGGATCGTTTAATGATTGATAGTGTATGATATTAGATGATATTGTTTGATTCTTTGTCCACTCTGTCACCGCACTACCAGTAGCATTTGCGAGACTTGCGTACTTGCTAATGATATTAGCTTCTAAATCTTGTGCAGACTTAGGCCATTGTGTGTATGGATCGACAATATCATTTGATAATAGTACTAACCAAGCATATGCTGGATCATCATAGTAATAAAATGCAACATCCTCTGGTCTCTCACCCTCTTGTACTGTATAATTCATATACGCTAGAGCAGATGATTTGATTAATGAGGTTAATTTAGCTTTTCTCGTTATATCGAGTAGAGTAACGTCATCAAATGTTGTTGTTGGAAATGATGAAAAGTACATATTATGCAGTTCCCTTTGTGAATGTTACACCTTCTGGTAATCCGGACGTGTCTGTCCCGTCTATTTGTGCTTGAGAGAACCCCTGATTTAATAGCGTTGACTCTGCCATTAATTGCTGTGACGTTGAGCCATCGGGTAATACTTTTTTAACTAATACTTCATCAACATTATAGCCAGTTGTGACTGCATTAGGCTGACCATCATTTGTTCTAACGATACTAGCATCATATTCTCTTGATTCGCCATCATTGCTCGATAAATTATCAGTGACTCTAGCATCAACAGCTTCGCCTATCTCTTCTTTAAGTAGATCGGCAGCAGAGTTATCTTCAGCGGTGTGAATAAATGCTTCATTTAATGTCATAGTAATCCCAATTTGTGATGGCTTACCACCTTTTTGAATTGCTAAACCACCAGGTGTGTAATCAATATTTAATTGTGAGATCATCGAAGTCTTAAATTTAAAGTAATAGTTCTGATCAACTCCCATTAGATAGATATTAACCATTGCCGGATATTTTAATAATCCTCTATCGAGTGCAGCTACACCAAATTCAGAGTCATCTCCAGTCAATAAGCCAGTTGTTTTTGGTAATGTTACTTGTTGAAGTGTACGAATAATCTTTTTTAATTCTCTTGCTTCTTCTTCACTCTCCGGTGATAATGTCCACTCTAAGTTGTGTACTTTTAAGTCTACTCCCTTAAATACTAGTGTAGCAAATGGATTCAGCGCATTACCACGACCGACTGCGATACCGTTTGCTGCATCTGGTACTATTTTATTCAGTGTAGATCTAGCAAGAAACGAACCACCATCCATTGCTTGCCCTATTTTAGCTCTTACATCAGTCATTGCAGCGGCAGATTGTGCTTCGGTGCCCATTATCAAGTCTGTCGCTGTATTAGCACTATCTCGACCCATCTTTGCTGTATTTTTTACAAAGCTACTAAGTGCATTAACGCCGGCATTAGCGCTCTTGCCTGGCGAAAAAGCTTGAGCTACAGTTGATCCCGTTAATCCAATCTCGTCACTACCAACATTAACTTTAAAGCTATCTTGTAGTTGTTTGGGCAACGGAAGCATTATCTCAGCAACGGGTATCTCTTCAGACCCCTTAATTCCACCATACGTGTACTCAAAGAATCTCATGAGCATGCCGTGAGCGCCAAGATCTTTAGGAAAAGTTAACACATTTGTCGGTCCTCTTTGCTCGACTTTTCTTCTAGCCATAGCTTCTAGAGGACTAGTCTTTAACAATTGCGTACTTTGTATATCAGCCATTTCGTAACCTTTGTATAAATATTAAGTTGATCTTCGTTATTTATTTATATGAATTGGAATAAAATGTTATGGCTAAATATTATCAGGGAAAGTTTAATCCCAAGAACCCACACAAGTATAAGGGCGACTTCACTAATATAATATATCGTAGTGGATGGGAGCTTAAGCTTATGTCATATCTTGATAAGCATCCCCATGTGACGAAATGGAATAGTGAAGAGATTATTATACCATATCGGTCATGCGTTGACGGAAAGATGCATAGATATTTTCCGGACTTCTATGTCGAAAAGATATTTCAGGGTAAAAAAGAAAAGATATTAATTGAAGTGAAGCCATATAAAGAAACTATAGCACCAACTGTGCAGAATACGAAGCGTGGCACTCACACGAAGAGATATTTAAATGAAGTCAAGACTTGGGGCACGAATAGCTCTAAGTGGAATGCGGCTGCAGAGTACTGTAAAGATCGTGGCTGGAAGTTTCAGATAATCACAGAGAAGGATTTGGGTATAAAATAGTCGTATAAATACAAGATAGATTAGAATAAAGAGTAAATAACATGGCTAAGATC